AGAATCCCCGATCAACCTGGTCGCACGGGGGCCGGTTGATCTCCGCGCCTTGATATATTCCCAACTGGGAATCATACGTGTTACCTCGCAATAGATCCCGTCGACTACCCACCAGCCCAAAACCCTGGTCTCGCATAACATCCGTCCTCCGCTGCCTGATCCTCCCGGATCGTTCGTGATTTGGGCGAACACAAGGTTCGCCCCTACGTTTGGCTGCTCGTCAGACCCGAGGCGCCGCCCCCGGATGACCCCGCACCCACTTTGCACCGGACAAGGTGGGTGCAGGGTTTCGCATTATCGATCCTGCAATTTCTTCCTGGTTTCTTCGGCCTCATCAAAGGTCATCCCGGCCAGAGAGGCGCAGAATTCCCATTCGTCGCCGTATGCCTCCAGAAACCGCCCAAGGGCCTTGAGTTCCTGTTCTGTCAGCGCCATTTGCCAATCCTCCTCAAGCTCTCGCTCAGCCTCTTCCAGCACAGACTCGTCCATGCTCTCATTCAGGGCATCCAACTCGGCTACGATTTCATCCACCTGGCTGATGATCGTTTGGTCCAGATCGCCCCAGTTGTAGGCCAGCTGCCCCAGCGAATCATTGATCTTGGCAACCCTGCGCAGGGTCTGGCGAGCTCGCTTCCTGGTCCACTCGGCCATCAGACCGCCTCCCCCTGAAGCTCCTGCTCGGCCACCTCGTACCAGAACGTGTCCTTCTCCACGCGCCGGGCATTCACCAGGGCCAGCTTCTCGTCAGACCACTGGCTCAGCTCGTCCTTGTTCACGGACTCCTTGGTCCGGATTGCCTCGACAAACCCCAGCTCCTTGATCTTTCCGAGCACCATGGCCAACGTCCTTTTTGGCTGGGGCTTGATCTCCTTGGACCGGCGGTACCCGATGCACCCGAAGTCCAGGTCCTTGGACCGCTTGTCCACGAACAGCTCGTCCTTGTTGAATTCCGCAAAGGCAAGCAGACCGTTTTCCAGGTTGGCCATCTTGCTCTGGAGAGGGGCAACCTCGGCCTCGGTCTCGGCCTTGAGTCGGTCGATCCGGTCGTTCATCGCGGATTCGCGGGCCTTGATGGACCGCTTCATTTCGGCGATCTCGGCCAGGGCCTTGTTGGCCTCGGCCAGGGATTTGATGGGGTATAGATTCTTTGGTTTTTGCCGTGCCATGATTCCTCCGTTATGCCGTTTGTGTCTGTTTCAACTGGGGCACCTCAAACAGCCCCTCCATTTCCTCGGCCTCATCCGCCGCAACGGACAGATTCTGCCGGACCAGCCGCAGCACCGCAGCCTGCTCCTCTCGTACCGACCCGAACAACGACCCCAGCGCGATCGCGCATGACCTGATTTCCTGGCTAACCATTGACCGCCTCCTTCATCCGTTTTGCAGGTGTAAACGTAATCGCCTTCCTGGCCGGGATCTCGACCCGCTCCCCGGTCCTCGGGTTCCTGCCTGATCGGGGTGCGCGCTCCACGACCTTGAGGGTTCCCACCTCGTTTATCAGCCGATGCCGACCGTGGATAACCAGGTCAGATGCGATGGTATCCATATACAGCTCCAGCACGTCCTTCACCGCAACCTTGGGGATTCCCAGATATTCCGCGATCTCCGTAATCACTTCACCTTTTGTCAGTCCGCCACGCCTTGTCATGATGTCGTCCTCCTGTTTTTTCCTAACCACCTAAAACCTAACACCTAAAACCGCCCCTAAAACACCGGTACATACTGCGCGTAATTGCGATAATCCCGGCCCTGATCCCACAGGTGCATGGTGTCCCACGGATCGTTGGCCCAGCCGGTAAACCCTACGGGAGCTCGTTTTTCCAAGACATGCCGGGGCTCTGCGGGCAGTCCGTTTGCCTCCCTGGTCCGGGCCACCCAATTTTCGCCGAACACGCCCGAGACTTCGGGCCAGATCTTGGCCATAAGCTGTTTGACGTAATACGCTTTCCTCACGCCAAGCGACTTGATCTCGTAGCGGACCGTGAGTGCGCCCAGCGGCAAACGCGGGGTCACCATCCTGCCGTAGGTATTCCGCATCCGGCCAAAGTTACTCAGCTGGTACGGTACGCCGGGCACCTTACGCCACTCTTCACCGCTCATTGTCAGCCCTCCTTTTTTCCAACCTCGTGATCCGCTGCAACGCGGCATTGAGCTTGTATAGATCGCCTTTGTCGCACCAATCCGGGGCGGTCTTGCCCGCGATCTTTTCGCACAGGCCGCACAGCCTTGGCCGCCAGTTGTCTCCCAGGCGCTCCCTGGCCACGGCATAGACCAAGGCTCTCCACTCCTTGACAGACGGGTCCTTGGGATCTTCCCGATCAACCAGCTTGCCCAGGTGCTCCAGGACCTGCACGACCTCGCTGTTGCTCATGTCCGCGCATGACTCCTTGCCGGTCAACTCGGTCAGGATGACCCGGTACTCATCGTCCGTCATACCCGTGACCTTTTTGAAGATGTGGATCTTGGCCAGGGCGGTCTTACGATTCACCTTGCGCATCGCTCACCCTCCTTGGTTCGGCGTAGGGGCACGGCGCGACGTGCCCTTTCTCCGGCGTGACGTGCCCTTTCTCCAGCACCTCCAGAATTTCCCGCAATTCCCGGCAACACGTATCCCGCTCGCCGGGCAGGGCAACGCGGTCGAACAGTACCCGCCCCAGGGCCTGCCATGCCTTCTTTTTCAAGGGGTCTTCCGTGTCGCGCCGGGCCATGGTCGGGGGCTGCAGAGGGTTGCGGTCCCGGAGCCGGTACACCCGGCGGACCCCCGTGGTTCCCTCGACCTTTTCGTTGCCCATGATCTCGACCAGCCCTGCTGCCTTCCACTGGGTGACCAGCTTATGCACGTAGTTGGCGGACGTTCCGGCCAGGCGGGCGATATCGAAGGTGGTCCATGTGGGGGAAAGCCGCATGGCCCGCCATACCGCTTCGGTTTTGGCTGCGGGGCGATGGCCGTTCCCCTGGGGATCGACGTATTCGAACACCCCGCGATCCACGCGGTTCAGCTTGCCCTGCCGGACCAGGGTATCCACGGCGCTTTCCACCCGCTTGCGCTTGATCCCCAGCCCCCGGGCCAGGGCCACGGGGCGGATGAGCCCGGACATGCGAGCGGCCCCCAGGATGGCGGCAGGCAGTTCGCCCCTATTCATCGCCATCCCCCTTGCGCATGGCCACGGCAGCCCGGGCCAGGTCGGCGTTGATCTCCTTGCCGCGATTGGCCCTGAGCAACCGTTCAACCGCGTAGGCATCGACGATGGCCGGGCGAAAATCGCCTTCACACGCTTTGGTCAGCAGGGTGAGCGCCTGAGGATCCAGGGTCACACCCTCCATGGCCTGTGCGTAGAACTGGGCCAGGTCGGCCTGCTGCACCGGCAGAAACTCCATGCGCCGACGCACCCGCGAGCACACCCGGCGGGCGGGCTTCAGCTTGCCGGTCAGGGGTTCCTCGCCCACCAGGACGATGGGGCAGCCGGTCAGTTCGTTCAGGTCGCGGAGCAGGTCCAGCAGCTTCATGCCCATGCGGTCGGCTTCATCCACGATGACCGCCTTGCGTTCCCGGCTCATCTCCTCGGTGATCAGTTCCACGGCCTGGGTGGCCCGGCCCGGCTTGCACTGGCACAGCTCCCAGCAGATGGCCTGGAGCATTGACAGGGGCGTCCAGGTGCCAATATACGACACATAGACAACGGATGACGGGTTGGAGACCGCGTACCACCGGGCACACTCGCTCTTTCCCCGACCGGCCCGCCCGACCACCACGGAAAACCCAGGGTGCCCGGCCCCACGGACCGTTCCGTGGGATTCCATCATCTCGGAGAATCCCAGCACATTCTGGGTTATGACAAATCCATTCTTCATCCAGCGCCTCCTTAGTGTTTGCGCCCCATTGCAGTGGGGCGTTTTTCGTTACGTAGGGGCACGGCGCGCCGTGCCCTTCTCCCGACTTCATCAACCCGGTCCCAACACCTTAAAACCTGAAACCTAAATCCTAAAACCGCCCTTATCCCATCTCTTCCTCCGCCCGATACCCGGCCTTGAGCTGTTCCAGATACTGCCGGTGGGCGGTCCAGTAATCCTTCTTCCCCTGGTTCATGGCCGCGTCTTCGGCCCGCATCCATTCACGGTCCGCATCGGTCAGACCCTTGCCATCGAACAGCACTTCCAGTTCCAGAAAATACTGGTACTGCTTGAGGGGCTGCACCACGATGTTCTGCCGCTTCCCCAGCTGGACGTTCCGGGCAATATACCGCTCGTAACTCTCCCGGCTCTTGCGTTCGATCTCCTGGATCTCGGCCTGGATCTCTTCGGGGGTGCGCTCCCTGATCCGCTCCTTTTCCTGTGCGCGCTGTTCCTGCTTGACCTTGTCCAGCTTGGCCGCGGCACGTCCCACCCGGGAGTAATCCAGCAGGGCAGGGACGGGACTGGTAAGCTCCCGGTACAATTCCTTGATCTCTTTCATCTCCGAACGCTTGCGCTCACAGGCCTCTGCAGCGGCTTCCTTGTCGCCCATGGGCACACGGTGGTTTTCCGCCTCGCAGATGGGATCCAGATCCAGGGTGAAAATCATGGCCCGGGACATGTCGGCGGGGTCGTAGCGCACATGCACCTGCTGGTTGTTGTACTGGTACATGGCCGAATGATGGAACTTCTCGCCCATGATGGACACCTCGCCCTTGGTCACTTTGCGGGTGGTCCGATAGAGCAGCATCAGGTCCACGGTCTTTTCGTCGACCACCACGGGCTTCCAGTTTTTGCTGGTCGCGTAGCAGGACAGGTATTCGTCATAGGGGGTGCAGTTCATCTTGTACCCCTTGTGGATGCGGACCTCGTTCCAGTACTTCACGGCCTCCAGCACCTTGCGCATGAACTCCTGCAGGGTGAGCAGCTGGCCTTCCGCCGTCATCCTGGCCAGTTCGGCCTTGCGTTGGCGGGAGTTTTCGCCCAGGTCGCCCGGGGTCTTGACGCGGCCGGGGACGTGAAATTCATCCTGCATCATCTGTTCGAAATGTCGGAACAGGTTTTCGATGGGCTTGGCCTTGGCGTTGTAGGGCCGGGCAAAGATCCGGTCGGTGATGCCCAGATCGGCCAGGATGCCCTCCCACTCGCCCAGCCCGTGGGCATGGATACCGGCCGCGTCGAAATTGGTCTTGCGTTCGAGAAAGAGCTTGGCCCGCTCGGGCTTGCCGTTATCATTATACAAGTGGGTGGGCTTGCCGTAGCGCATCAGGCCGGGGCGCAGGGCCAGGGCCATCATCTGGGAGTCGTACTTGCGTCCCAGCGCCCATCCGTAGATGAGCCGGGTACGCATATCGAGCCAGAAGTACCCCTGAGGGCGGATGGCGGTCTTGCGGACATCGTCCCAGACCCAGAAATCAAAGATATGCTGGTCGCCCACGATGTACTCGCAGGGGTGCACGTGGTCGTAGGATCTCCAGGTGGAGGAGCAGGCATTGTCCAGCCCCTGGTTGCCGCCGTCCCGATACCGCTTGAGACGTTCGTCCAGAGCCCGGGCAATGGCGTAGGCCGTGGTGCGGCCCCCTATCCGCCAGCCCTGGGCGGCCGCATGCTTCACGGCCTCGGCATAAAGTTTTTTAATGGAATAGGAGCGGTGCTCCCGCTTGAGCAGCATGCCCTCGAACCATTTGAGGGCCTCGGGATCCCATGAGCGGACATGCAGCCTGGAGACTTTCTTTGACGTGCTCAGCCCGCACAATCCGGCATCCTGGAACTTCTTCACCCACCGGTACAGGGTGGCCCGGTGCTTCCCGGTCTCCCGCACCAGGCGGGCAACCACTGCGGACTTTTGCCCGGGCCGGGCCGCCAGGATCTCTTCAACCACGCGTTGCTTGAGCACGGCCTCCTTGTCGTCCAATGCCCTGGCCGTGGCCCGGAGAAACGGGTTCACCGTGGCCCGGTCGGCCTCGGCAGCCTGGGCGGTCTCGTACCGGGCAACGGCCTGTTGCACGTCCTGGGGCAGGTCGGCCAGGTAATAGGCGTTGCCGCCGCCGCGACGTCGTCGCCTGTGCGATGGCCATGCTTCGCGCCTGGCCCGCTTCTGCACGGCCCGCTCCGAGACGCCCAGGGCCTCGCCTATGGTTTTTGCAATGTAATCATGGTTCATCATGCTGCCGGCTCCTCATCCGTTTATTTGCCCCGCCCTCCGTGGAGAACGGAGCTGTAAAGGGGTGAAGCTGTTCAGCCGGCCATGGGACCATAAACCCGCGGCAATCCTGCACGACAAAGAAACTGTCCGCACGAGTCCCATACGGCGACTTCGCGGTGGCCGGAGACGCGACATCGCACCCTAGAGCCATCCCGCCCGCGCAGGTCGGGATGTACATACCGTCGCCCGTCTACAGCGACGCCGCCGCGCACCACCTTTCTTTCCACCCACACGGCCGGACAGCCCGTGTTTGTCCGTACACAATTCACCATCTTTCACCTCCGTATTTTCCGTCCAAGCCCGTCCTGTGTCAGTCCGTGCCTACGCCGCTTCATCCTCATCATACTTCCCATCAAAATACGCCCTGGGGATGCCCAGTTCATCCACGAAATACCGATACAGCCGGGCCGAAATATGCCGCCCCGCAATAAACCCGCTCACCATGGACGGGCCGACCCCAAGGGCCTTGCATATATCCACCTGCTTCACCTCGTGCATGGCCAGCCACGCCTTGATCTTGTTGGTCTTCATATCAGTCCTCCTCCAAGCTGCTTGAGCAGTTCGGCTTTTTGCTTGCGCTGACGTTTTTCCTCCACCAGCATCCGCCCGTATTCCGCATAGGTGCGGGTCTCTTCATCCATCAGGGCCAGGCGGGTGGAGCAAAGAACCGCGTCCACCACCCCGGCATCGCCGGTGACTGTGATGAACGCGGTCAGGTATTCCAGGGGGAAACGCCATTCCACCTTGCTCTCGCTGGTCCAATTGTTCAGATGATGGACCGTGATGGACTCGCCCGTCAGACGGGACATCTCTTCCGCGATCACCTCGCGGGACAACACGCACCCGGAAAGCGCGATCTTCAGGGCCTCCCGGACAGCGTCCCTCCGGCACAGCGTCCCGGCCCGTTCAGGCTGCTCATCCCCGGCTAAAGGGATGGGCAAACGGAGCTGCCCGGCTATGTCATTTTTGTGCTGCTTTTTTGTCATTGAATTTTTTGGTTAGGGGCTGTAGTTGATGAAGGTGTGTAGTAGAAAAGTGCACCCTCGTTGGAGGCAGAAATAAACCCAAAAATAAATCAATGTCAACCCTAAAAATGGGTTCGTTCTTAAAAAAGTAGATTTCTATATTTAAAAATGGGTCAAACTGCCACAATAAAAGGAAAATCATGGAAGATCGAACCAAAATTGAAAGTTCGGACTTAAGTTCGGACTTAAGCCAAAAAAGTCCGAACCAAAATTCGGGCCATAGAATCAAGCATCTGCGAGAGAATGTCGGCATAAGCCAAAAAGCCGCGTCTCAAAAAATAGGTATCGCCCAGTCCACCATACAGAGGTACGAACAGGGCAGCACCCCAAAAGGCGACCATTTGATCAAGCTATGTTCATTTTTCGGTGTATCCGCAGACTGGCTATTGTTCGGAGAGGGAGAGATACACACAGTGGGAGATAAATGCAGGCAGGAGCCCCCTCGACAAGCGGGGCCTATATATAATGATGCAGAGCCCGATAAGGCAGAACCTCCGAGAGCCGGAGGTGGGCAGGATTTCAATACTGCCGAGATTATATCCAAGACCATCGAGATCTTGGAATCGAAGACCGTGTTCACAACGGCCATTGTCAGCAACATCGAGGCCTTTCATGAGGCCATTCAAGTGAAACATGAAATGCAGAAATTCAAGGCCGAAATGCAAACCGAAACGGCCAGAATGATCAAAGACATCCACAAAGAGGTCGCCCAACTGCGCAACGAAAACAAACAACTCCGCGACGAGATACAGAGGGACCGAGATCAGTCGGTTGCTGA